AAGGCAGATGTAATCAAGAGTGTTGGTATTGAAGACCGAATTGATGTTAAGGGTTCCAAGTTTACCTTTGCTGAAACCTCTGCTGGTATTGAAATCTACTACAAGCACAGTCTTCAGGCAATTTATATTGGTGGTGAGTTGACACTACATCAAATTGAATCCATTACTGTATGAATATAGTTAATTGTAGTGAATAATCTTCTATTATATAAATACATTTAAAAATTTTTTTGATTATTATGTTTCAGAATAGACAATATCTTATTATTCCAGTATCGGAAGTTTCTAAAATCAATTTTTTGCAGGTTTGTGAAACCTCTGCAGAAACTCTACGCAAATCTGTAGATCAAACTAAAACATTTGTGAAATGGGATAGTGAATCTATTCCAACTTTTATTGTGGTGGATGAGTTGGGGAACGGTACATCTTATCCTATTACCGATATTGTAGGTTCCGAAGGACCTTATACACACGGGGAAGTATTAGAAATCTTGAGTACTCCTGAATGGACTGCACCTACAGAGTAAATGCGAAATATGAATATTAAATTTAATATGATAACTTTATCAAAATAAAAGTCTATGATTGAATGTACTGAAAATACTGACGGATCACTTACGATCACTTGGGATCAGAATGATCCTGTTGAAAGTGTATTGAATGACTGGACAGAACAAGACTTTATCGATGCAATTATGGAAGAATGTGATCTTGTCTTTAAAGAAAATGAATCTAAGTGTAAACAGCAACTCGAAGAGATTGCTGTGAAACTTGGTGGTAAGTTAGAGCATTATGTATGCTCTGATTTACATAATGAGCACGAGAAGTATGTGATCACCTATAATCATAAGAAACGATGATTTTCTCTACAGAAGTATTATCAACAGACAAGGAAGGTACCACACTTAATTGGTGGGAGTATTGGATTGGTCACGCTTGGATGACAGGATGGCAGAGTATTGGTTCTGCTTTTCGTATCTGGTGTGATTTGATGTGCTCCAACTATGAGAATTATGGTCTATTGAAGGATGATGACCCAGAACAAGAATGTATTGAATGGTTCTGGGGAAGTTTAGGTGAGGATGAAGTTTATCCTAAAGAGTTTCTGGAGCATTTGATGCAACTTGCAGAAGATGTGAGAACTGGTAAGGAGAAAGTCATTCCTATGGATGAACTTTATATGGAACGATTGAAAGACCTTGTTAAAGATGTGGAATTAGATGATGAATGAAGAACATTATGGTTGGGTAGTTAATACTCATTATGATTGGATCAATATGCTTTCTAAAATGAAAGAAAAGAAACCTCAGAGGTTTAATGATTTTAGATATTCTAATCAAACGATTTATCACTACTTGGATAGAGTACAGCAAGAACAGAATGTTTATGACTGATAACAATTTTAATGATTGGTTTGATGAAATGGTGGGGTTTTCTTTCCGCTCCGAATGGTTCTATGATGACTTTGACCACGCTGCCAAAACAGGTGATTATAAGCAGATTGTCAAGTGGTTGCAAACTGCTTATGAGGTGGGGTATAATGATGGACAACGACTCTACGGGGGAACCGAGTGAAAAAGAAAAAATTAACAATCGAAGAGGAGTTTCCTCACGACTCTTTTCCTTGGAAGTTGATCTATCAGGATGGTAAGGAAAAGAAAAACTGTTTCTTCCAGTCCGAAGATCATATGAAAAAGCATATTGAGCGTTATAAACTAAAGAAGAAGGACTATACCACGGGGTATAAGTATGCTAAAGACTGATGCCTCAAAGGTTGTAATGATTCTTGTGGTTCTTTTTTTACTTGACATAATGATCATCGGTGGTATATTATGGAAAGGTCACGCTAATTTTATTGGAGTTTATAAAAATCTATGACTACTCGCACTTACACTCAAAAAGACGGAACGATCTGGGAATGGGAAGAAACTCCTGAACTTATCAAACAATTAGAAGAATTGCATAAAGAAAAGAATGACAAGAACTGAGAAACCTTGGGGATGGTTTGATCTTCTAGAAGAAAGTCATATCAATATCTACAAGGTTAAAACAATCTATGTTAACCCAAATCATCAGTTCTCACTTCAACGACATGAACAACGACAGGAGTTTTGGGTTGTTGTTGAGGGTGATGGTATTGTAACTACATCTACATATAAATGTAATGTGAAAGTTGGTGATCATATTCACATTCGTAAGAATGAAATTCATCGTATGAGTGCAGGTGAATTTGGAATCAAGTTTATTGAAGTTCAAGTTGGTTCTGTTTGTGATGAAGATGATATTGTAAGACTTGAGGATGATTATGGAAGAGAAAAAACTAATTGATGATTGTTTCTACGTATACGAAAAAAAGTATGGACTTTGGCACTCAACCGATAAAGATGGAAATGGATTGGTCACGTCTCTCACTGAAAACCAGTGTATATCAGCAACCCGTTACTTTCTTAAAGGACGGCAGGAAGGTTTCCCTGAATCCAAAATTTATGAAGGTGAGGTAGGTGGAAAACTCTAAGTTCCCAACACTAGATCCCACAACTCCTTGGTATGAGTTTTTATCATATCAGGAGTGTTGTTGGTCTTTAGGACGCCCAGTTAGACTTGGTTCATTTATGCGATATAATGCTTATCTAACAGAAATAGGAGTCAAATAATGTTTAAATGGATAAGAAGTAAGTGGGGACGTGATATTGAGGATTATGATATTTCCTGTAATTATAATATTATGATTACTGATGAAGTAACTAATACAAAATTTTCTATTATTGATTGGATTAAATCACTAAATGAACGAATTGAATTCCTTGAAGATGAACGTATTTGGTTAAAAGGTGAAATGATCCGATTAACTCAAGAAAATGTTGAACTCACAAATGAACTTTATCGTCTTGAGAATTCTCTTGATGCACGTATAGATATCCTTGCCGAACATTATAGAGGTAATATAGATGTATGAAGATTTGACTGCATTTGAGAGAGCACTTGCTCGCTTTGGTGATAAGGTTCAATATGTTGTGGGTCTTGAGATTACAAATAGAATGTCTCCTGAAGATGCCTATCAGGAGATTAAAGATATGATGAAAGAACTCAAGAAATTGAGAAAGAAGGAACGAAAGGAATGGGAATCTGATTCTGGTATTGATTATTCTGAAGTCTAATGAAAGATACTCTTAAAATAACACAGAACAAAGATGGATCATACACCATGGACTGGGACCCAGAAGACCCAGATTGGAAATGGTTAAATGGGTTGACATCCAAAGAAATTCAGGTTATTATGGAGCAAGCAATCAAAGATTATCACGATGGATGACTACAAGACTTATTCTCTTGGACAGCTTGAGAATTGGTTGCACGATGCTATTTCTGCAGGTGAAGCAACCGCAGAAGAGGTTTATGATACAATTAAAAGGGTAGTAGAAGAAGAGTATCATACTTATAAGAATCATACTTCTAAATGTTATGAACTTCTTGCACTACTGAATGGTAACGGTAAGGGTCATATTGAAGAATATGATGCTGTTATGCGTGAAAAGGAGTATTATGAACCATCTATGCCACCTTGGGGACATAGTGATATGGAGTATCTTGTAAATCAAAGTAAAATAACGAAATGTGATAAGGATGATCCATCTCCAGAGTGTAAGAAATCTTGGAATGACTTTTGGGAAGAAGCATACTACCCAGAAGAAGTTCCAGTTCCTCTTTTTATCAATAAAAATGGCGATATGTGGGCTCGTGATGCTGTTGTGAAAAAAGATAAAGTGAACAAATGGGTTCTTCCTGTTGAAGTAGATGGATTAACTGGAGATTGCTTGATCAGTCTTCCAGATGATTTGCTTGAAGCAGCAAATCTCAAGGAGGGAGATACTGTTGAGTGGATTGATAATAAAGATGGATCGTTCGCATTTAAAAAGTGTGAACCAGAAAAACCTAAAGGACTTCCAACACATCAAGAACTAATGAATAATGGGTACAAAACCTATGAGGAAGCGGTGAAGGATGGGTGGACGATGACTGCTGATGGATTTTGGATTAAGGAGAACTGAATTATGGCATTATCTGAATCTGTAGAAACAAGTTTGAAAGAGGCAGAAGCATCTCTTAGGAATGCTCTTGCTTATGCTGCAAGACAAGAACGACCTATGGTCTGTAGTGTTGTTGCCGAAATGATTTCACGTATTGATAGTTTAATTCATACTGATGCTCTGTTAGATAAACTAGAGAATCGTAAGCCAGGTGACTCTGGACTCTTTGGATCTTTTTTTAATAACGATGACTAAACCTAACGAACTTGGTAAAGCACTTCAAGAGTGGTGGGATTCTGATGCTTGCAAACAAATGCAGAAAGAAAATGAAGAAGCAAAGCAACGAGCAATAGGAAAGTATTTTATGCTTTCTGAAGAAGATAAGGTTGATATGGTTCAAGCAATCTGCTATATTATGTGTAAGGCAGAAAGCGAAGGAACTAGTCATCGTGGTCTTCAAGATGCACTTGGAATTTATCCTGTTGGGTTCTGGGTAGATCACCTTATGGATGTACATAATGCTCTGTGGTCTTATTATCACGATAAGAGGCAAGAAAAGGAACTTAAAGATGATCTAGATGCTCTTGAAGATTTTATTAAGTAATGTAAATCGATCCCGAAGAAATTATTAAGTTGACTAGATATATTGTGTTAGTATGCTAACATATCTGGACACAAGACAGGAAAACTATGTCATTCTCTAGAACTGGAACAAAAGACCTTACAAGTGAAGAATGGGATGAACTTGTGGCATTAAAGAACGCTATTAATCAAAATCCAGCATCTGTTCACCCAGAAAAAATGGAATTGTTTACAGATCTTTTAGTGCGATCTCTTGAAGGTAAGTGTGACCCACCAACACCAAAAAACTGGAGAGGAACTGCCCTAAGCGAATAAAATAAATATTATCATCACGATACACAAAAATGGACAACATCGACCAACATATTCAAAAAGACGAGGATCTACTGAGTGATCCTATGATCTCTCCTCAATCGAGAAGACACACTGAGGAAGAACTAGAAGCACTCAAGGTATACAAGGAACATCATCCAAATGATGATCATGATCCTACACCACTTGAACTGTACTGCGATACGCATCCTGATGCAGCAGAATGTAGAGTTTACGAAGATTAAATAATATTTTAATTAATACTTATGGCAACCGTTACTTATAATATAGTGGCCAATGAGGGAAATAGTTGGATTGGATCTTTTATAGTTGCAACTCCATCGAATACTATTGCCACTCAACTTCCAACTTCAGCAAATAGTCCACTTCTTAACTTTAATGTGGCACAATTTGCCTCTTTCGATGAATATTGTACCTGGAGATCGGTTAACATTTCTTCTCAACCATCTGGACCCCCAAATTTCCTTAATATATACCCAACATCTGGATATAGTATTGATATCTGGTGTCCTTCGCTAATAACTGATATTAATTCAAATAGATCTTGGAACTTTCTCAATGGTAAATCTTATTCTTTGAATCCAAATAAAAATACATTGATTTATAATTATGATATTACAAATGCAGTTTATTATGCTAGAGGTGGAAATATATCATTTACTGTTGCATAAGCGAAAATCTAAGTCCAGTTTAAAAACTGTCACAAGGGGCATCCTGGTTCGCTGGGATGCCCCTTATAATATATGGGTAATCAACAAACGCCCCCGATGGCAACCCGCTCACGAATTGGTATTGAACTCGCTGATGGTTCTGTGCTCTCTTCCTACCACCACTGGGATGGTTATCCCGAATGGTTGGGTCGTATCCTGAACACTCATTACAACAGCAAAGAACTTGCCGCCGAACTGATTGATGGTGGTGATATGAGCAATTGCTGGGGTGAAGACAAGCAACCTGAGTATTATTCTGCTCGTGGTGAAGATTGCCCTCCTCGCCTTGATGCTGATCTGTGTGAGTATCTGCTGCCTGACAACAGCGAAGAGTTTGCATATATCTTCCGAAACGGTGAATGGGTGTGCTACAATATGAATCAGTTCGACGATAGCAAACTTCCTGAAATCGTTGAAATTCCTTCTGGTGCTCTTGCAGTATGACTTTCATTCTATGGTATATTGGAGGGATGATAACTGCCCTCTTACTCAACTATGCTATACATCAACCAAATAAAGAATATGAAAAGAGGTTGGATGAATTAGAAGACAAACTTTATCGTAACTCTGGAAATTAATTATGAAAGACTCTACTGCTCTTGGTATTGCCTTTGGAGTTCTTGTTTTTGCTACGGCATTACTCTTTCTTCAGGCGTGGGTTCTTGGCATCATTCTTTCTTGGTTTGGTGTATCTCTGAGCTTCTGGCAAAACTTTCTTATTATTGCTCTTGCTAACTCTATCTTCAAAAATACTGGAGGTTCTAACTGATTATGAAACAACAAAACGGATTTATTGACCCTGCTGCAGTTGTTGTAGTTGGTGGTGTGATTGTACTGGGTGCTATCATCTTTATTGGTGGTCCACAGTACAACGTGTGGCAACAATCTCTTGCTGGTAAGGCAGAACTGCAGAAGGCAGAATATACTCGCCAAGTAGCAGTGTTGGAAGCACAGGCAAAGAAAGACTCTGCATCGCAACTTGCTGATGCTGAAATCATCCGTGCTCAAGGTGTTGCCAAGGCAAACCAGATTATCGGTGATTCGCTGAAAGACAACCGTGAGTATCTGCAGTACCTGTATATTACTGGACTTGAAGAAGGTTCTAACAAAGGTAACGTGACCATCTACGTTCCTACCGAAGGTGGTATGCCAGTTCCCACTTTGCAAATGAATAAATGATGAATTGATATGAAACTGCTTACTATTCCTCTATTAATCTTTGCATCTACTCCCACACTCGCAAGTCCTTACATCTTAAGTAAAACCGAAGTTAGGCACGACTCAACATCATATGATGGGACCACAACAGAACTTCGTTTTGGATATGAGAAAGGACTAGATTCTCTTTTTACTAAAGGATCTAGTGTATATGCCGAATTTGGACCAGGATATGAATGGGAATTTGATGGAAATCAACAACCGATCCTAGTTTATGAGGTTGGGGTGAAGGGAGATATTTCAGAAAATATAGAGGGTAAAGTAAAGTATGAAGGCGGTTATGGATTAAATTCCAACACCTTTGGTGGAAAAGTTGAAATTGAGTTCCAATACAATTTTAAATGAATAAATAAAAGGGAAAATTTTATTGCAAAATATGAAGTCTATCACTAAGATTAAGGACAATTTGACTCCTTACGCAATTGCAGTTTTTGTACCAGCATTCCTTTCTGTAATTGGATTTGGAATCTATCACGGCGAAATGCACTTTAGTTCTAAAGCACCTCACTGTCACACAGATAAAGTTTGCCATTCACACTGATTGCTATGAAAACTAACATTATTGTTGCGGCAATCGCTGCTGTTGTAAGTGTTGTTGTTTGGGAAGGAATGCACGTAATTACTGGTGCTGATTCTCCTGAACCTCAAAAAACAAGTAGTGAGTTTATTTGGAGAAAGCACGTATAATAAACTAATAAGACCACTTTAATAACTGGCACATAGGGCACTCCAGATCCGTCTGGGTGCCCTATAATACTTTCATACGCAATCAACCGATGACTGCCACCACCTTCGCTGACTACGCTGCTGCCCAAGATGCACGCAACAACATCGCCAACGCCGTTTTGGGGCACACCTATGCGCTCTGTGAGGCGCTGCGCCAGAATTACGTTGAGACTGCCATTCGTGGGCACAAGCGTTCTGCTGAGCGTGGTGAGAGCGTTGATTATCACAACGCTTGCATTCAAGACCTCAGCAAGGGTAATTCTCCTGTTCAGTTCTATCCTGAAACTGGGCGTAAGTATCACAAGATCGTCTTTGTTGATGGTGGTGGGCAGCGTTCCGTTCACGCTTTTATAGATAAGAAGACTGGTGAGGTCTACAAGTCCGCCAGTTGGAAAGCACCTGCCAAAGGCGTCCGCTTTGATCTTCGTATCATTAATCAACGTGAATGGTTACTTGAGAACGCTGACTGGGCAGGTGGTTATCTCTACGCTCGCTGATACAAATGAAAAAACTACTCTTACTTCTTCCTCTCACATTCCTGCCTGTCCCTGCACAGGCAATTACTTGGAATGAATTCTGGAGACCGTTCAGATATGTACGTCCATACCCATACTATGCGGCTGAGTATGCTCCAGTATGCACTAAACGTGTCTACCATAGTGAGTATATTCCACCAACTTATTGGAGATCTGGATATACTAGAACTTGGTCTGAAGTTGTTCGAGTTCCCTGCTACGATTATTGATGACTGCAACTGACAAACTGATTTTCGTTTCATCCTTCTTTATTTTTATGAATTGGGGTGTTAGAATTACACAAGAACTACTGAATTTCATTCTATGACACTAGACAGCGGCAAACTAATGTATTCGGAGGGTAACAACGATGAATGTTACACTCCCGCATATGGTGTCACACCCATTCTTAAATACATTCCAAAGGATGCTGTTGTCTGGTGTCCGTTTGATACTATTGATAGTGAATTTGTAAAACAGATTAGTAAACAAAATGAAGTAGTTTTCACCCATATTCAGTATGGGCAGGACTTTCTTACATATGAACCTGATGGGTGGGATGTAATTGTATCTAATCCACCATTCACAAACAAACGTAAGTTCTTTGAACGTGCTCTATCATTTGAAAAACCATTTGCTCTGATTATGACAAACACTTGGTTGAATGATAGTGCTCCTAAACAGTTATTCAAGGACAAGGATCTTCAACTGCTGATGTTTGATAAGCGTATGAAGTTTCATAGTCCTGATGGCAGACCGAATGATAAGATCACGTTCAGCAGCAGTTACTATTGCTGGAACTTTCTACCAAAACAAATCATTATGGAACAGTTGGATGTGCCAGCTTCCAAACTGGCACAGCGCACTCGCAGCGAGGCGGTTCTTCCCCTATAATAAGAAGGTAATCAAGGGAACCACCCGTGACCAAAGATCAAATGAATGACTTCATCGATTACGTGATGGAATTCTATGGTCCTAATGGCATCTATCCGATGGGTGCTAATCGTACCATCGCCCGCAAGGCAACTGATGACGTTATCAGGATTTGTAAGATCAAGGGTCAAGAGTTCTGTGGTGACAGTATTGATCGTGAACTTGTGCGGGACCTTATGATTGACAAGTACAAACTGCAGATTGCCAAATGAAGTATCGTGTTACGATTGAAACTCTGAATGATCAGGTGTTTCAGTATGAGGTAGACAGTAATTCATCTTCTGCCTCACTCTGTGATAAAATCTTTAATGAAACACCAAACGTTCGTGGTGTTGATGTCCGCCCTGCAAACTGATTATGGCACTCTCTAATCAAACTGTTAACAATCTGGCATCTGCAATGGTTCCTGAGGTGATTGATTACATCTATCAGGATGAGCGTTGGTGTGACTTTATGCACGAAGTTATTCCTGATGCTCTTCAGGATAAACTTGGAGAGATTGATGAGGACTTGAAATATGAACTTGCCGTGTGTATAATGGATCGTATCTGTTTCAAGAAAGTTTGACTATGATTGGACTGATTGCTGGACTGACTTGTGGAATCGCCACCTTCTATGGTGTGGGTGATGGATTCCACGGACAACGTACTGCAAATGGAGAAACATTTGATGCTTATCGTTGGACTGCTGCTCATCCTTACCTTCCTATGGGAAGTAAGATTAGAGTCACAAACCAAGATAACCTCAAGCAAGTGATTGTAAGAGTGAATGATCGTGGTCCTTTTTCACACGCAGACCTAGATCTTTCATACTCTGCATTCGCACATATTGAATCTACTAAAAAAGGTAACGCTACTGTTTGTTGGAGGGTCGTTGGATGAAAAAACTGTTTTTCCTGATGCTGCTGCTGCCCCTGCCTGCTCTGGCAGCACCCGCATTCAAATATCAGACAAAATGCTTTTTGGAATCTAAGGGGCAAATTGAGCAGGAAGATGTATGTACTGTAGTGGAGACTCGTGAGAAGGGTGGAGCACTCAAGACTCGTAATGTTTATTCTAACAAATGGGGATTGACGATCAAGTCACGGTTTAATGAAAAGGAAGAGTTTGTGACTTGGGATAGTCACAACAAGTTTGAATATAAATGGCAATATAAAATTGGAGGAGACGGGGGTCAAGGTGCATACACCTATGTGATGCCTGGTATTCTCCTTGAAAACGTTAGTTGGGACTGAAAAATGACTGAAATTCAAGTAAATCTAAATGCACACGAGGTAGGTATTCTCCTATCTGCACTCCAGAATCTTGAGAATATTGATGAAATTCATATTGCCAGAGACTATGGAAGTGCTCCTGCACTTTATAACAAACTCTATTCGCTCTGGGAGCGGATGGACACTTCGCAAACTGGACTACGGTACGACGTGGTGCCGTCCTTCTGACCTATAATACAAAGGTAATCAAGGGAACCACCCGATGAAGCGCCCTCTCACCCTCACCTCTGGTCAATTGCTGGACATTATTGCCGTGCTTGAGGAGAAAGAGAACGTTCATTATGATTCTGAGAACAGGGCGCTTGCTGCCTACTATATGCAAATGGGAGTTGTCTTTCAAAGGGCATTTGATCGCCTTCAGGATCTTCCTGGTGAGCAGCGCACCGTTGAACTTGCAATTGCCAGCACCGAATTCTGATGAAAACTTCTTACATCTTTCTTGCATTTATCGCCATTCTAGGATATAATACTTTTCTCATTAAGAGGGATATTGAGTTGCTGAAGATTTATGATCAGCAGCAATCTCAATATTGTAAAACTATTGGATGTGAGAATGAAAGAATTCACAAATGAACAACTGAAACTAATCTTTAATGCCGTAAGGTATTATCAAATGAATAAAGTTTCTCTCACATCCAAAGCATATGAGGATTGTGATGAGATTCTGAATTCTATCTTCCCTATTGCCAAACTAGAAACCGAATGATGAACGACGAAGACATTCTGCAATTTATGATCGCATTTGACGATTTCCGAAAGCATGCTGCCGTTGAAATGCTCTATGCCGAAGGACGACAGGCAGCGGCAGAATATGCTCAGAACTTCTATGAGAAAAAGGCGGCAGAACTGGAAGTGACGGTTGACTATTATATGCAGGAGTTTCTGTGATCGATCCGCAAGGTAAATTAATTCTTGCTCTGATGCAGATCGACAATCTGACTCAACTGCTGGAGGGTAATGAGTATCAGGTCTTTCTGTATTCACATCTCATCTCAGTCAAAGTCGAACTTGAACGGCAATTGACAAATCTCAAACATTCATCTACAATTAAGGAGTAATTTACAAAGACAAATGAAGTATCTTTACATCGTTGACTACTGGGTTCCGTTTCCTTCTTCCGAATATGGTGGACTGGTGAATCTGATTGCCGCATCCGATACTGAGGCATTTGAGATCCTTTCTTCTGAAGATCAATTTGATGAACGCTATGTGGATCGCATTATGGAGCGAATCGTGAACGCACAGAAGTTTGCACTTGTGGATGACTATGAATCTGGTATTCTGGAGGCATTTACGACCTGATGATGAAAGAGTTTCCCCATACTGCACCGAACGGTTATTCCTATGAGTACGAAGATTTCAAAAGGAATGTTACTGCTATTTGGATCCGCAATCATTATAAATTTGTTTACAACGGTGGTGATTCTGTTCGCAGCATTTGGGGATTCTACAATCACAAGACAAAGTGCTTTCATTCACCTATCAACTCCAAGACAGTCGGACATCAAGTAAGAATCGAGGATACAACAGCGTACTCTGCGATGATACTCAATCTCTCACCACTAGAGGCGGCATTTGTATGAGTTATAATCCAAAGGTAAATGATTATGTAACGTGGACCAAAGGTGTTGAGGGATGGATTTATTTTAAGTGTAAGGATTATATTACGATTGAAACCTCCACAACGCCAAAGGATTCAGAAGATCTTATGCATTGTCCCATACATAAGAAAACACGAGTCCTAGTCTTGTGCTATCACAGTCAATGGAAAGAACTGACTTATGTCAAAACCCGAGCATCAAAATACGAAGAATAAAAACCTCTGGCGCTGGTGGGCAAAGGCATTAGGTGAAAAGGCATCGAAATGTGATAGAGAATCAGATCGTATTGCAATCATTCGCACGTTCATCTTCATCACCTATCTGATTACGAATGCCTTTATTGTTGCTGGTGTGATTCGACATTGGAATGATGATGTTCAACCCAGACCACAGATGAATAGGAATTTTGAATATGAATAATCTTATATGGACTAAACAAAACTCTCTATCTAAGGAATTCTGCAAACATCTCATTCATAAATTTGAAAATGATGATCGTAAGAGTGCTGGACGTATTGATAGAGGTATTGATTTCAAAGTTAAAAGGTCGATCGATCTTTTAATAACTGCCTTTCCTGGATGGGAGGATGAAGATAAAGTGTTATATGATTCTCTATCCGAATTAATAGGAGAATATGAAATTTATTGCACTCAGATTAATAAGTATTTAAACTTTCGTGTTGGAGATATGGATGATACTGGATATCAAATACAAAGAACCTGTCCAGGAGAATATTATAATTGGCACAGTGATTCAACTTTTGAATCTAATAGAAAAAGAATGATCACATTTATATGGTATCTTAATGATGTCCATTATGATGGTGAAACCGAATTTGTAGACGGAACTAAGATCCAACCAGAGACTGGAAAAGCTCTTATGTTTCCTGCAACCTGGACTTATCTTCATCGTGGGGTAAGTCCAAAGAAAGAAGTTAAGTATATTTGTACGGGATGGGTTTATGCTAAGATCTAAGCATAATACCAATAATAACCTTTCCAACTATAAACGCCAGGATGATCTAAACTTTTCCTAAGAGCAGTGCCAGCACATCCATTACCTAATGCTCTACAGGCAGCATCCATACTCTCATACTCTGGACCTCTCTCTTCGGTTCTTTTATTGATACCATAGATCGCCTTCTTCTTACTCTTCTCTTCTAATAGTTTCCATTTATATCCATAACACTTATTACCCTTACGAGCAGAGACTAATATATTTGAATTCTTTCTAGGATCACCACCGACTTCTGCTGCTGCATCTCTTACACTCTCCCATATCTTAACTTCACCAGTCTCTAGGTTTGTACCCTGTATCTTTAGACCAGAGTGCTTACCACTTCCTCTGTTCTCATCTGTGATCACTACACCCCAAGGAGTTGTAACGATTGGTCTTGGTTTTGGTTCTGGTTTAATCTTCTCTGTAGGATTGTATTCTGGTTGATACTTATTAATCCAGAATTGTTTTCTCTCATCAATCTGATTGACGTGACATTCATCTAATTCACGTATGGTAAATTTGTGTATGCCAAACTTACGGAATGCTCTATGAATGGGTTCTTTTGACATCTTCTTGGATGCTTCGATGTGTAGTTGCCATTCTTTGTTCATCATTAACGTAGTCTTACCCACGTATTTGAATCCGTTTTCTTTGTTGATGATTAGGTATATGATGCCTCTCATAATATCACAAGGTGCTATTAATATATTGCATAGTACTATTATATAGGTTTTTTGTGTTTTTTGGTGTTTTTGGAGGGAATTTGCGTAAAAATATATTATAGTGTTGTTATATGATTGTATGTTTTCTTTTATAGTCTTTATAATCTTATAAATGCCCGATCTTATAATTAAATGCCCGATCTTATAATTAAATGCCCGATCTTATAATTAAATGCCCGATCTTATA